GTTCTAGTTCGTCAAGTTCTAGTAGTGAGAGTGCTTAAAAGGATATGAATGCCTAGTAGTTTTAAATGCAGAATAGATATTGATGTTTCTAATCCTGATTATAGTGATGCATCTATTCCATTAGGTCAAGTTGCTAGAAAAATTGCTGAAAGTTCAAGAAGGAATATACGCACACAAACTAGCATTAAAGGACACGCATTTAAAGGTTTATCAGTAAAAACAATTAAAGATAAAAGAAGAGAAGGAAGTGACTATCCTACAAGAGCATTGTATAGAAAAGGAATTATGTATCGTGCAATTCATGTTTATCAAAGAAGTAAAAATGCATTTGAAGTTGGTATAATTCCTAGAGGTAAACCAAAAAGAGATTTAGTAGGGTATATTCATCAGGAAATATACCCTATAATAAGAGCGTTTTTAGGATTTGATGCAAAATCTAGGCAATGGTCTAAAGAAAGATTTAGACGATGGATGAAAGAGAGAAAAGAAAAAGCTAAAAGAACTAAATCAACCTATAGTTATTAAAGGAGGGTGTCGTGGTAGATCCAATCAGTGTCGGAATGACAAAAGAATACACATTAGAAAAGGATAAAGTAAATCCTACAATTTGGTTAATAGGTCCATTAGACTCTATTATGAAATCAAAGTTTATTTCAAGCTTTGGTAAAATTGAGATAAAAGATGATAAACCAGTTTACGTTCAAGGAGATATTGATTATACACAAAATAATTTTACTATCTTAAAATATGGATTAAAAGGATTTAAAAACTTCAAGATCAATGGAAAAGAATTAGAGTTTAAAACAAAAAAAGAAAAAGTTTTCAATATTGAAATTGAAGTTGTTGCTGATGAAACTATGAGAGCAATTCCTTTATTTGTAATAAATGAATTAGCCGCAATAATTTGGGGTGAAAACGAGGTTGGTGAAGATTTAGAAAAAAACTAATATTGGCAGTTGAGGTGTCAAGCTTAGGCCTTAATTGCCACGATTGTAATGAACATCAAAAGAAATTTCGTGGGTGTAATGGCAAACCAATTCAGCCATATTTAATAGATGGTAAGCCAGCGGATAGGTGCATAGCAAAAATGCTACCACCAGAGGTAAAAACGTATATAAAATATTATGAATATTATAAAAAAGGATTGTTACCTTTCCCCGGTAGTGTTGCACAGCAACCAGCAAAACTATTAGATATATTCGACATTTTAGAATCAGCTGAGATAAAAGTAATGAACAGTAAACATAAGGTGTAATATGGCAGTAGGCGATCAAAATTTTACAGTTAGAGCAACATTTGTTGATAAAGCTTCTGGTAAAGTCATAAAAGCTAATGCAGCAATGATTAATTCCATGAAGAAGGTAGGAGTCCAATTTCAAAAAACTGGGGCTGAAACTGCTATGGCTTTAGATAAAATGGCGCAAGGACATGAAAAAGCAGGAAGGTTTTCAAGATTCCACAACGCTCAAATAGGTAAGCTAATAGGATCTATTGGTTCTATGCGTAACATAATACTTGTTTGGATGTTTGCTTTAGGACCATTAATCAATCTTTTTAAATCAGCTACCAAAGCTATGATGATACAAGAAGATGCTGTAAAGCGTCTTAGCTTTGCTATGGAAATCCAAGGTACTGCTTCTAAATTTATGCAAAATAATCTTAAAGAATTGTCTGCTGCTTTTCAAGAAACAACTAGATACGGTGATGAAGCAATATTGGAAGTAATGGAAAAATTAATTACTGTAGGCGGAGTTGTACCTTCTAAATTAAAAAGAGCAACCCAAGCTGTTGTAGATTTTGCAGCAGGGTCCGGAAGAAGCCTATCAGAAGCGGGTGAGCTAATAGCAAAAAGTGCTGTTGGATATACAATGCAAATATCTAGGTTGTTCGGAGTTACTATACCTAAAAGCATGTCTGTAGCCAAACAATTTGAAATGGTTCTTGGATTGATAGAAGGAAAGATGGCTGGAAGAGCTCAAAGAGATATAAAAAGTTATGCAGGTAGCGTAGCGCAGATGGCTAACGCTTGGAGTGATGCAAAAGAAGCTTTAGGTTTTTTTCTTAATAAAACATTTCATTTGCAGGCTGGTATGAAAATAATGAAAGATATGTTTGATACGTGGTCTGGTAAAAATGCTTCTACTGCAATGATGGTATTAGATAAAGAAATAAGCAAAGTTGATAAATCGTTACAAATTTTAATTAAAACTAGCAAGAATATAAGTGGGAAAAATTTCTTATTCATGAAACCTGATAATCTTACAAATAAGATTGCAGAGAAACAACAAGAAAGACTTGCTTTGATAACAAGAAAAACACAGTTAGAAATTCAATCATTTATGGATTCAATTAGACTTAAAGAACAAGGTAAAATAATAGAAGCAGAACAAGCTAAAATGGCAACACAAAAAGAATGGGCAGATACATATTCAATATTTCAAAGAACTCGAGCTGATTATCAAATAGAACAATTAAATCAAGAGTATGCTTTATACCTAAAAGTATTTGAAGATAATGCAGCTAGAAAATTAGAGATAGAGGAATGGTATCAAGCTAAAGTAACAAAATTACGAAAGCTTGCGTTAACAGATGCCAAAGATCAATACGATGCTATGGAAGTAATGACGAAATCATTTGCTGTTAATATGCGTAATTCTATGTCTGATGGTTTTTTTAAGGTTATCAAAGGAGATTTTGAATCATTAAAAGATGTATTAGTGTCATTTGGTGATGCAATGTTAAAAACTATTACAGATATTATTGCTAATTTAATAATAATGTCAATATGGCAAAAAGCAGCTGGGCTATTAGGATATTCAGGAGGGGTTGTTGGTGCCGTTATTAATGCAGGAACTGCACGCGCTCATTCTGGTGGGTATATTATGGATTCAAAAAATAGTTTTGGGTATCGAAAGAAGTTTCATTCTGGAGGAGAAGTTCCCGCAACATTACTTGAGGGTGAGGGTGTATTAAACCGAAGAGCAATGGGCAATTTAGGTGTAGATAATTTGAATAAGCTTAATCGCGGAGAAGGTTCCGGCGGCGGCGGCGGAGTAGTAAATAATTATTATATTCAAACTATTGATGAACGATCATTCAGAGAAAGGTTACAGCAGAACGGAGATATTTATGCAAATGCTTCCGGAAGAAGCATAATGGATAATCAATCATTAAGAGGAATTACACAAAAATATGGCTAATACTAATATACTAACATTAACACCTGAATTTGGTTTAAAAGAAACTATAAGTTTTAATACCAATATAAGTGATTCTGAAAGTGGCATAGAACAACGCGATGCTTTATGGGATCATGGATTAAGAGATTATAACCTTACTTGTAAATTCCTAACCCAAACAGCAATGAATGTAATTTGGGATTTTTATATTGCAAGGTTAGGCGCTTATGATTATTTTTTATTAAAAATTCTTACCGAGTATCAAATAACAGATGAAGCATTAGGGTCAGCTGATGGAGTAACAGCCGCTTTTTTACTTCATAATTTTCCTGTTGATGTTTCTGCAAATAGTTCTTGTACTGTTGGTGGCGTTGCTAATACAAACTACACTTTAAGCAATAATTTTACCACTGAAAAATCATATATAACATTCAATCCTATTCCGGCAAGTGGCGCGATATTACTTTCTTATGAATATTATTTTAAAGTTAGGTTTACTGATGATAAATTAACTAGAGAATTAGCCGCGTATCAGTTATTGCATTCCGGTATTAATTTAAAAGAGATTAGGTGGAGTTCTTATAATCCTCCTGAAGGAAACTTTAGTTCTTCTAGTTCTTCTAGTTCAATGAGTTCCAGCTCATCGTCTAGTTCAAGTAGATCTTCTTCAAGCTCATCTAGCTCAAGTTCTAGCTCATCTAGCTCAAGTTCTAGCTCATCTAGCTCATCGAGTTCATCTTCTCTTTCATCAAGTTCTTCGAGCTCATCAAGTTCAAGTAATTCTAGTTCATCATCAAGCAGTAGTGATTCTTCTAGTTCATCATCAAGTAGTAGCTCATTTAGTTCAAGCAGTTCTTTCAGCTCAAGTAGTTCTAGTTCATCAAGTAGCTCATTTAGTTCAAGCAGTTCTTTCAGCTCAAGTAGCTTTAGTTCATCAAGTAGCTCTAGCGGTTAAGGGGGTTTAAAATGTTGAGTTTATCTGCAACGTTAATAGCTATTAAGAATCAACTGCAACATAAGCCGGTAGAGATACATGACATTTATTTAGGTTCGCAAACTGCCGAAGATTCTAATACCCTTCATTTCATTAACTTCTATTTTCCATTATATTTTTTTAATTACCTTAGCCATACATCACAACAATATACTCCTGTAGGCGTGTCAAGAAGTGCAATGAAAAAAAGTACACATGGCGAGATAGAGCGTGTTGGATACCAAATAGATAATGTCACAAAAGCAATGTCTGTTTATGCAGCAGCTCATGATTTAAGAAATAAACGAATTGTTACAAGGCTAATATTCAGAGATCATTTAAGTTCTTACTTAGATGCTAAAATAGTTTTTGATGGCTTTATCCAGAATGTATCTTTTTCTAGAAAAAAAATGGCTGCAAACTGTACCCCCGTTTTAGGGTCATTAAGTTTTGAAACTGGGTGGCCCTACCAAATTGAATGTAATGCAAGATTTGGAGATAGCTATTGTCAAATAGATAAAGATGCAGTAGCTAATAAAGTAATAGGTGCAGTTACAGGCGGAACAACTACTACTATTATAGATACTGTTAATTTAGACCAAGCAGATGATTATTGGAACTGGGGTATAATTACATTTACTTCAGGAAACAATAATGGTTCATCGAGAAAGATATTAGATTTTGTTTCATCTACGCATACATTAACATTAGATTATGCTTTAGACGTTGCTCCAACTGCTACTGATGCATTTGCAGTATATCGTGGCTGTGATAAAACATTAAATTCTTGTGATACAATATTTTCTAATACTATTAATTATCATGGATTCCATACAATACCTTTAACAAAATGATAGATTTAAATAAACTTATTGGCATCCCTTTTAAATTAAATCATAAAGACTTTAAATTTTGTGATTGTAGAGGAATTGTTTATTTATATTATAAATATGTTAAGAACAAAGAGTTACCATTTACTGACGGAAAAAATATAATATTTAGAAATCAAAAAAAAGATAAGAATAGAATGGCATCTGTTTTAAATACTTTTGCTGATATAGTAGATATAAATGATATTGATGAAGGAGATATTGTTGTCATCGATAATCATAAACAAGTAGGATCATTAGGAGTATGCATTAATAATAAACAAATATTACATATGGACGGAGTTGTTGGATCGTGTCTTACTAGATTAAGATATTTAAAAGAATTTATATCATTAATATATAGACCAAATGATTAAAAAAATACTTTTACTATTTGCATTTTTTCAGTTTTTCATCGTTACATACGCTTATGCCGGAGTAGTAGGCGGCGCAATAGGAGCCGCAATTTGGTCGATAGGTGTTATGATAGTTGATTATGCATGGGTTCATCCTTTTATAACTGCTTTCACCGTAGCGTCTATTGCTTACTCATTAGCTTCTGGAAGTAAAGCAGATAAGTTAGGTGCATCAGGTTCAAAATATACATCGCGAAGTATAGAAAACACTTTTTCTAATGAAGGAATTGTTCCAATAATTTATGGAGGCCCAATACTCGTTGGAGGAAATATAATATGGCAGTCTGAACCCGGGACTACTGTACAAAGATTCATCGGTTTTTGTATAGGTGAAGTGAGTTCAGTAAGTAATATTATTATTGATGAAAAAGATATAGCAACTTTATCTGGATGTAGTTATACAGCATACACAGGAACTTCTACACAAACTGTTGATGCAAGAGGATCCGCAACAGTTAAAGGATTAAGAGATGTATGCTATGTTGCCGCAACAATAGCTGCCGGAGATGATGTCAGTAGTAACCCAACATTAGGCGCTAAAATAACAGGAAAGAAAGTTGCTCTTTGGGATGCTGGAATACATCAATGGACTGCTTCTAAAGCATTTTCTAAAAATCCATCCGCTATAATTCGTGATTATATGGGCTTAAGTGTAGTGCTTGGTGGGTGTGGAGTTTCATCAAGCTTCATTGATGATGATAGCTTTGGTGATTTTTACGAGCACTGTGCTGAAGGTGTGAGCAATGGTTCTGGCGGAACAGAAGAAAGATATGAATTAACTATTGCTCTTGATACAAAACATTCAGCATTAGATAACTTAGCAAAAATGTTAATTACTTGCAATGCACAATTGATACGCAGTGGTGCAACTTATAAAATAGTATATGAAAAATCAGGTGAAACATCAGTAATGGCATTTACTGAGGATAATATAGATAACGATACATTTAATTATGGGTATGGAAAGTCAGACGAAATACATAATAAAATAGGAGTAGAATGGATATCTCCGTTAGAAATAAAGAACCCTAAAAGAATAGCATGGGCAGAAGATGAATTAGATCAGGACATAAGGGGAATACGAGAAAGCAAAATCGAAATGTATGGCATCATAAGACAATCTCAAGCATCTAGACAAGCAAATAAAATATTATATGAAGGTAAGTTAAATGATATTTGGTGTGAATTTGAATCTACGATTGAAGCAATGCATTGTGAGCAATATGATATTGTTTCAGTTACGCATTCAAGACCTAATTGGGATACTGCATTGTTTAGAATTATGAGTATAACTGAAGCGAATTTTGGGCGGGCTAAATATGTATGCAATGCATATAACAGTTCTGTATTAGATGATGGTTTTGGATCAACCTTCGATGATTGGGATTCTGGAAATCCTCCTAACCCATACGAAGCTGTTGTAGATGTTACTAATATTGCTTTATCGGAAACTGGATGGGTTAATGTTGATGGAACGTGGGTAGTTGTAGTTGACGTAAGTTGGACTGCGCCGGCAACAAATCGTGATTTATTAAACAATTATATTATTGAATTAGCAAAATCAGGAGGTAGTTATACTCAATACGGAATTGCAGATAAATCTGCTACTACATTTAGAATAAGTAGCGGATTAAATAGTGGTCAAACATATAATATTAAAGTTAAAACACAATCAGTAAAGAATATTATATCTACAGGTCGCATCTCAAATCCAATTACATTAGTTGGAAAATCTACTAATCCTTCTAATGTTTCTAGCTTCACTTCCTCTTGGGGTAAAAATTTAGAGTTATCTTGGGCAATTGTTACTGATTCTGATTTATCTGGATATGAAATAAGAGATGAAGATGCTAACTTTGGAACTGATGATGCACATTTAATATATCGTGGGTTAGCAAATAAAAAAGTTTTAATTCCTTCTAGCCGAGCTCCGGGTACATATTGGTTGAGATCAATAAATTCAAGCGGTAAGTATTCTATTACTTCAGCCCAAATAACTCCGGTAAATGCTGCCCCGGCGATCCCATTATCTTTAACTGCTGATATTGTTTTTAATATAGCACGTTTATGCTGGACTGATGATACCGCAACTGATATTGAATACTATGATGTATATTATTCTAAAACTAATGCTTGGGCTGGAGAAGAAAAATTATTTGGTAAAGTACCGGGGCGTAACTGCACAATACAAGGTGAAAGCTCACAGAATGGAATGTCAGATGATAATGGCGCGGCAAATACTGATTACGTTACTGATTTAGATTTAGCCGGTTGGGGGCCTGATTATTGGAAAGGAAGTTACATAGAAATAATATCTGGTACAGGAGTAGGTGAAGAATTAAAAGTATCAGCGTATGCTACAGCTACAGGTAAGTTTACTATGGATGATAATTGGGTAGCACCTCCTGATACAACTTCTAAGTTTTTTTTACATCCTGTTAGGTACTATAAAGTAAGAGGTGTTGATGGTTTTGGCGCAGGAAATTTTACATCAGCTGTAGAAGTAAAATATATAGAGTTTACAGAAGGTATGCTTGGCGATCAAATCATAACCGCGAGGAAAGTTTATGCCGGAGAAGTAATAACTTTATCAGCACAAATAAAAGATGCAATTATTCAAAATGCTCATATTATCGATTTGTCTGCTGATAAGATAACAGCAGGTAGCTTGACAATTACAGTTAATGTTGGTAGTGCTGGAAAAATAGTATTAGACGGTGCTAATGATGTAATAAAAGTATATGATGCATCAAGCATACTAAGAGTTGAGCTAGGCAAATTATCATGAACGAATTTGGATTAAAAGTATATGATTCATTAGGTTCAAACTACACTACAATTACTCCTAAAATATCTACCATTGTTAGCTCTGGAAGAATAACAATGCCTAATACTTTAAATGTTGATAACACTTACGGTGTTGTTATAGACTTGCCCGGAACTAGTGCGATTCCTAAAGAAGATATTACTGTTTTAATTGCTCCTATTGAACATACATATAAGATAACTAATATTTTATATTCTTCACAAAATATTGGCTATATGGATTCTGCTATGTCTTATTATAAGCACGCAAAGGCAACAGGAGTTATGACTTCTTGGACTGCTGGAAATTTGACTCCATCAACTGCAACTACTTATGATGGGTTTGCTGGAATATTCCCTGTTAGCTTTTGGGATATTAAAGGTGGAACAACTTTTACATCTGTATTATTATTCGCGGCAACATGTTATTTAGCTTACGATGCTAGCGCAAGTGAGTTTATAAAAGTTTATTCGATCGGAGATAAAGGAGTAAATAAAATAGAATATGTAGTAACTATTAAGAATCATAATTATGAGTAATTACGGATTAAAAATATTTGATACTATAGGAAACAGCAGTTTAATTGTTCCAAATATTGCTCAAATAATATCTTCTGGAACAATAACATTGCCTAATGCTTTAAATGGTGACGGTACTTATGGTGTAGACATTGATCTACCCGGAGATTATGATATTGATAATACTGACCTTGGTATGATTGTGCAAATAAGAGATTTTGATTATCGACTTTCTGTACATGAGTTTACATATCCAACTAATAATTCTTTGAAAGTATTCTATGGTGACGATAGCTATACTTACTATGATAAAGATGTAAATACAGGGGTAATGACATCATGGACACCCGGAGATATGACAGCATCAGATATAACTAAGTGGAATCATTTAATACAAATATCATTACTGGCTGGTTGGGATAAGTTTGGAAGCACGTCAAAAGCAATGCGAATATTCGCCGCAGTGCATTATGGGTTTTTAAATATTGCCGGAGGTACTGCGGCTACTACAACATTTTATGGTAGAGATACTACACAAACTGTCAATGGTCAAGCAGGGTATATCTTATCTGAAACACAAGGTTCAACACTCCAAACATATACAATAACTAGCGATGCATCTTATAGACTTATTGCTGCTGTAACAACAAACTGTAGTATATATAGAATTTCTTATCCTAGTGGTGCAACATTATTAGGCAACAACGTTGCATCTGATACAAGTTTTGTAAGAGGTGGAGAAGGATCAGTAAGTGGAACTTGGGCTTGCCCTTTGACTAACTTAACTCCCGGTGATGCAGTTTGTATTGTTGTAAATGTATGGTGTTATTTTAGAGATAATGCGTGGCTATCAGGTGATAAGGCTTTTGCTATTGTTTTTATTACTACTGTTTCAGAAGATTGGTGTACATTAGAATCTAATACATGGACTGTTTACAGATATATAACTGCTATTGAAAGTACAGGAGCCGGCGGTAACTACGCTACTGTTACATTATCATGGGGAAATTCAACAAAAGAAATGAAAACTACAGGGATAAAATATAAACCATTAGTATATTCTGGAAAAGATGTAGCTACTATTGGAACAAATGGTGTTTCAGAAGTTGATTATATAATGTATATGAAAAAGTATAGAGGAGATTAATGGATTACGGTCTTAGAGTAAGCGATACATTAGGTCATTCAGTCATAATAACTCCTAATGTATCAAATATTATAAGCTCTGGAACTACAGCAATGCCGCAAGCACTGAATGGCGATACAACATACGGTGTTGATATTGATCTACCCGGCACTAGCTCATATAAATTAGAAGATATTGGAGTTCAAATAAGAGTAAGATATTTTACATATTCGTTCTCTGAAAAAATGATTGGTGATGATGCTGGAGGGTATGCTTTTTTTAGAAGTATATATACTACTAGCAAAACATACTATTCTCGTAATGATGCCACAGGTGCAATGACAGCATGGGTTCCTGAATTTTTTAAAGATACTTTATATAATATGTTTCCTATTGGTTTTTGGGATCCGTTAGGAGCCACTACATTTACATCGGTAAGGTTATTCGCGGCAACATGTTATTTATGTTATGATAATTCAACATCAACATACAAAAAAGTTTATACTATTGATGATGCAAAATTCATTGATTATGTAGTTTATCTTAAAAATTTACAAACAGAGGAGGTATAATGTTATTAGGTTACAATAAGAATGGAGATATCCAATTTATATTTACTGATGAAAAATATTT